TTGATGTATCTAAAACCAGTTCTGCATATACACTACCAGCATTAACTGCCATATAATCACCTACCTTTTAGGCATGAAAAAAGACACCTTATCGGTGTCTTGAACTTATTTAGGTTTGCATACCCCACAAGGAACATACCTTAAATTTTGTGCCTCTTCTATCGTGTCAAACCATACTTTGTTAATTTCTAATATATTTTGTGCATGTCTGCAAGTTGGATAATGATATTTATCAGATTCAATACTTCCTACATAATTCCCAGTAGTTTTTCTTATAGGTATTATTTCTTCATTGAAATTATCGCTATTCCAAAATCCTTTATCGTTTTTTCTAGCTTCTTCTTGAATTTTGGTAAATTCATCAACATATTTTACATTTGGTGGATATGTTGCTACCTTAGCATATCCTTCTCTTAATAATACTTTATTGAACATTTCTCCATTAATCCATACATATGCTAGTAATCTTCCATAATGGTCTCTTTCTTGTACATCAAACTCTAATGCTATTTCTTTTCCTTCCAATTTATCTTTAGTAAATTGTGATGCTAGTTTCCCTTCAGGTAAGTTTTTACTTACATCAGGGTGAACACTTTCAGGAGTATCTATTCCAATTAATCTTACTCTCTCCTCTTTGCCATTAAAGTCTACTACTAAAGTATCGCCATCTACTACTTTAGTAACTTTATATTTTCCATAAGGATAATTTGAGTTAATAAGAACACTTCTAGTATTATTATCCCAATCTACTTTAGCACCAAGGCTTTCGGCTATAAATCTTGCAGGTACTAAGGTACTACCATTTACTACTTTTGCTGGCACATCTAGTTCAATCTTCTCATTATTTACCAACGCTATCTTATCACCAATTACAAGTATAATTGTTTTATCTTCTGTTTTCCCTGTTACTGTTTTAGTTTCTCCATCCCAATCTACGGTAGCTCCCATGGATTCAAATATTGCTCTTACTGGTACTAAAGTTCTGCCATTTTCAATAATAGGAGCAACAGGCATTTCGATTAAACTGTTGTTTACATAGACTTTAATTGGTTCTGCAGCTATAGAAAAATTAATAGTTAATAGAAAAAACAATAAAATTAATAAAGTATTTCTAGTAATTTTTTTCATTGGTATACCTCCCTTTCTTTAAGGGATATTATACCATTATTTAAGGGATATTATACCATTATTTACTTGTTCTTTGTATGAATTCTATCAAATCCTTATTTGACTTCTTCTTTTCACCTTTCCATCTTATCCTATTCCAATTTACCTGTCCTTTATCATCTGTAGCCTCTGCTTCTAAATATAAAGCTGTTTCATCAAATATATAAGCTAAATAATCATTATCAATATTCATTATTTCACTTGGTCTTTTGTGATACTTATTTGCCAGTATTATTACTTGAGCCATCTCCTTCGTTTGAACGAAAGGTTTCTAATTTCTTCACGTCTCCCATAGCCCAATCAAATATTGCTGACATCTGCTCATCAGTCATTATGTCTTTAATCTCATCATAACTAGGCTCTACTAAACAAGCCCTGCAATATAATTCATAAATTTTTGCTATTTCTTCTATGTTTGGTTCCTTTTTCTCTTTTTTACTTGGAAACATCATAGTATTTACTATACCTAACAAGTGATTTGGTATCTTGCCTTGTGCAGCCATAGCCATTAACCTAGGTTTCTGTACTCTTACTTTTATTGTACCTGTGCCTTCAAAATCAGGTATTTCTATTATTGTTGTAGCCATGTTTTTTAATTGTTCAATGCTTAGTATTTCGCTCATGCTTTACCCTCCTAATATAAAAATAAAGCTACCCAACTATGCAGGTAGCTCGTCAAGTATTTCAAATTCTACAGGAGATTCACCCAGTTTTGGTCTAGATTCTGCTACTAATTCTGGTGCAAAGAATTGACCATCGACTAGACTGTAATTAACTGGTGTTCCTTTACAATGTTTGTAGCTAAATTTAACATAAGATAAAGTGCCTCCATCTACATCCTTTTCTTCTGTATAAATGTGCATGGTAAAAGGTGTTCTGTTCACTGGTTCCCCTACTACTGGAGCTGAATATTTCTTTGCAGTAGCATCCCATGTACCACCGTCGATTAATGCTAATATTTCAGGTACCATAGTAGCTGATACAAGCCTAATATCATATCCTTTGACTATGTCCTCTGTCTTGTTTTGTGCCTTTATAGTGTTTTTTACCCTAAGTTCTTGTTCTTCCCCTTCGGAAATAAATGCAGTTATTTCAGCTTCACTCGCAACGTCAGTAAGTCTATATCTTTTTGGTGTTTCTTCCTCTGTCTCAATTTCCACTCTAACTATATTCGCCAAAGGAAATTCCTTAACAGTTTCATAAGCCATCATTATCCCTCCAATTTCTTAATTATTTGATACTCTATGCTTGTTGTATAAGCTTTCTTTGTATCATCTGTAATTATAGGAGTTTCGTTTCCTGTTTTTCTTAAAAATACAAGCTCCTTCATAGCTGCTCTGATTTCTTTAATATAAAGCTCTACTTGAATATAACTATTTACTGGTACAAATAGAATAATATCTATAAGCCTATAACCTGTTTTATTTGAATTAAAATAAGGTACTTGTGAATTTTCTTTAATTACACAATACCTTTCAGTACATTCTCCCTTATGTTGTCCTATAAAGTATGGATTAAGGTTTTTAGCCTTTAAATGGTCATAAATGGCCTTTATCATTACTCCACCAACCTTTGATACCCCTTTATGATTTCAGGGGCATTTCTGTCGATTGTAGGCTTTAAAATTGCATACTTCTTCTCATGAGCTAACTCAAGGTATACTGAATAATCCATATTGCCACTTAGTGATATTACTGCCTTATTCCCTTGCCAGCCAAAATCTCCTTGTATTGAATTTCTAGCATTTCCTGTCCTATCTGTCCAAGGAGCATTTTTTTTAGCTTCTCCTTCCATTTTTTTAGCTGCAGTATCTGCATAAAGCCCTATTGCTGTCCTTACTTTCTTTTCTACTTCTTTAAAATTAGTTTTATTAGTTACCCTAATACTCATGCTATCACTTCCAGTTCAATTTGCTTGCAAATTTCCATATAATCTTTTACGAATAGTACCTTATACTTCTTCCCTTCTTGGGTAAATGTATCGCCTTCTTGTATATCTGCATCATGCTTTGCTAGTATCTTTGTTACTTGTACGCCTACATACGTTGGACCATAGTCTGTTAAGACTTCCCTTCTTGCTTTTCTTTCATAAAAGGTTACTGTTTCAGTTATTTCCTTTTCTTCTATGATGGTTCCACCATACCCATCATCAATTTCTTTCTTTCTGACTATCTTTATATCAACAGGATTAGAATTAATAAGCTTTTCAATGTATTTTTTATAATATCTAGTATTCATCTGCTCTCACCGTTGCCCCTGTCATATTAGACCTGTATTTACTAGCTAGCATTAGAAAGTGCTTTCTAGGTGAAGGTATAGTTATATCTCCTAGCTTTATTTCCTCTATTCCTGCCTTAATTAAACATAAATCTCTTGCAATGCTTTCTAAAGTTATTCCTTCTTCCTTGTCTATTTGTTCAAGTCTTGCTAATAGATATTCATCATCAAAATAAGGGTAATTTTCTTCATCTATCATTTGCTTTAGTTTTGCTAAATTATCCATCTAATCACCTGCCAATACGGCTATTAACTCATCCTTTTTCATCTTTGAATAACCTTCAATACCTCTTTCTTTAGCCAATTTTCTTAATTCATCTAATTTTACGTTAGCAAAATCAACTTTTTCTGCTTCATTTATCTCTCTTTCTGTGACTTTTTCTGTCTCTTCCGCTACTGGTTTAAATCCTTGCCTTTTATAGATTACATTAAAAGCTCTTTCAGTTGCATATATAACTCTTTTCCCATTTGTATATTTATTCATCATATTATCACCCTCTACTTGATTTAAAAGGCAGAGGATTAACCCTCTGCCCTTGGTATCAATGCTGCAAAAGCTTCATCCTTTATAGGTAAGAATCCTATTCTCATGGTTGCTTTGATTGCTACCATGTCATTTTCAGCTAAAGACAATGGCTTTCCATCTGCCATAGTTACACTTTGTAAAGTAGCTTCCTTCAAGATTTCATATTCTATTCCTTGTCTAATTCCTACTAGTGAATAATTCCAGTTAGCTGCAATAAGTTCAGCTTTTGCCTTATCCCATGCTCCATTTCTTACGAATTCTATTGGATTATTATAAAGTTCATTTTGATTAGTTCCTGCTGCAAATAATGGCGCTCCATTTTCATCTCTTAATTTTCTTAAAGAGTTTTTAATACCATAGTGAGCAGCAAATCCATTTACATCTAATCCTGCATCTTCTACTAAAGCCATAACATCTGAAATATCTAAATCAAGCTTAGGATTAGTTCCTGTCGCTATTACATTTCCTGCATCTTGTGCTACACCAAATATATTCTTTGCAAAAGGTGAGTTAATTCCAAATAAGCAAGCTGCATCTATAGCAGTGTAAAAAGCTTCTGCAATAGCTGGTCTTAACTCTGCAAATACGTTAATAGTAGTATCATTTAATTTTTCCTTAGTAACTGGTATAATTACTGCTAATTTCTTTGCGTTCATTTCTGGGAATATCCAAGTTGCTACTGATGTTTGAATTCTTTCAGATTCTCCTACCCAGTATGCTCCTGGACCATCTGTCATAACTGGTATTTTCTTAGTATCAGATTCCATTGATTCTACTTTTGATAGTCTCAAAATTGAAGAGCCTCTTGCAACATCTTTCATAATTTCTGTGGCTTGTTCTACTGGTACAAAGCCAGTTAAGTTATCTTTTAAAAATAAATTATCAGCCATTATACATACCTCCTATTATTCTCTCTTTGCTTGTACTTCTCTTATAGCTTCAATAAAATCTGTCTTTGAGTTATTACCTGTAGGCTGCTTTTTCTTCTCTCCAGCCCCTAGGCTTCCTCCTGTGCCTTGTGGTTCTACTTGCTTAAATAGATATGGTTTGTTCTCTTTCAAAGCTTCTAACTGTTCTTTAAGCCCTGTGATAGTGCCATCATCATTCAAAACTATGCTTTCATCTTTTAAATGAGGCAATATGTCTGCTACATCATATACATTAGCTTTAAGTACCTCAAATTTTATTGCATTTTGTCTTCTTACTTTCTCCATTTCAATTTCTTTATCTTTAATTTGTTGCTTTAATTGTTCAATAGTTTGTGTTGCATCCTGATTATCTTCTAATTGTTTCTGCAATTTACCAAGTTCTTTGTTTAAATTATCTACTTGACTTTTGTATTGCTTCTTCTCTTCATTGACTTCATTGAATCTTGCTAAAGGTACATAATTATCCTTTATTGCTGCCTGATGTGCTTCTATTACCTTTTTAGCTATATCCTCACTTAAACCAAGTTCTAACAATTGTTCTAATGTCATTTATCTTCTCCTCCTTTTAATTCCCTCTACGCTTTTTTACAAGGTTGCGGCCTTGTGCGGTCTTGTTCTTTTACGCCTACAATACCAAAAAGGCGGTATAATAAAAACACCTACTATTAAGTAAGTGCTAATCTTCGTCTAACGGTACCCATTCAAGGCTACAAAACTCTAGTATATAAGATTTTGCTATATCTAAAGCCTGTCCTTCTGTAAAGCCTGCTTCAATACATTCATCATAAATGGCCTTTGCTGTTAAAGCAGCATCTTCTAAGTAAAGCTCTCTTAAATCCTTTAATGCTTCACTTATATCTTTAGCATTAACAATTTTATTAGCTTGTCTTATTAAATCTTCATCCAAATAATCTCCCCCTTTAAATTCTCTTAAAGGCAAAATATTCGCCATATTTATTATACCATAAATCAAGCGTCTCATTAGGCTCACCATCAAGCCATCTTCTCAACTCATCAGCTACTTCACTTAACGATTTTGGTATATAAGGTATCATAGTACACAAACCATTAGGATGGTCTAAAGGCACATCATCGACTGGATATATCTTACCATGCCTATCCATGCATAAATCACATGTCCTTCCGTGGATTAAAGCACTTCTCCACTCAATTCCTTCTACAAATGGATTCATATTGCTAGATTGAATACTAGCTGTTTGATATGCATGATTTATTGAAGTCCTAGCCAATCTCATAGCATTATAATCTACCCTTTTATTCTTTAGATTTGGGTATACCTTTCCCCATGTAGTTTCACGTTTGGCTGGTTCTTTTACAAATTGTTCTAAGTCCTTGGCTAGTTCTATGGCCGATTTCTTTTCTAGTAATCCCTTATTAATCATATATTGAATATCTTGACCAAATTCATTAGTATAATTCCATATCCTGTGTGACAGTGTTCTTTTATCCTTATATAAATTCCCTGAAATAATATCTTTAACAACTTTATCTTGGACACGACTAAACATAGTCTTGAAATGGTCTCCTGGGTCTATACCTGCAAGTTGAAAGGCTTTTGATAATATCTGTTGTTCTACCTCTGTTCCTATTTTTGCTGCCTTTGTTGTGTAGCCTTTAATTGATTTATTCAATTCCTTAGTTAATTCTTTTCTAACCTTTTCAAGCTCTTTTAAATAATCTTTTACCCATCTTTCAGTTAGGCTTTTAGACTTAGCCTTACTAGCCTTCTCTGCTAATTCCTTTATAGCATCATCATAAAGCTGCAGTAATTCTCGTTGTTGCTGCAATGTTAATCTTGATACCCTTTTTCTTATCTCTTTTGCTATTTTTTCGTATTCATTCATAGAGTATCACCTATTCTTTCATTAGCTGCTCAAATTTTGTTGCATATTCCTCCCTCACTACAAAGTCCAGTCTTTCATCTTTTAACATTTTACCAATTAAGTCAATAACATCTTTCCATAATGGAATATCTTTAATTTTTATTTCCACTTCCGCTTTGCCCAACTACTCTTCACCTCCTAAATCATTTAGTAGGTCTTGAGTATAGCTATCTTGCAGCATAACCCTTTCTTTTTGGATCTGTTCTAACTCACTATCTATATCTTCATACTCTCCCCATTTCTTCATATATGACCTTCTACTTCTTACCTCATGTACTACTTCTTCCATATCAATTCTCTTTTGGTCGTTTTCCTCTTCTTGAATTGGATAGTATCTTTCAATATTTAAAATAGTTTCATATCTTGCTATATTTCTAGCTCCATATAGGTTATAAATATCAACCATTCTAAAGATATAATCTACCATTTGTTCAAGTGCTGGTCCCCATTCTGTCCAGTCTTCTTCACAAGCAGCCATCAATCCCCAATATAAAGCCTTCATAGATTTTCCACTCTGCATAAGCCCTTTCAACTGTTCTAACCCTACATTCGGAACATCTAAAGTATCATACATATCATTTTTAATTCTTTCTACTGTATCGGCAAATTTATCTTTGTAGCTAAATTTTGATTCTAGCCTTTCAACTTTAGCTTGCCTGCCTTCAAATGCTTGTGCTTGGTCTGTCTGTAAATCAATTAAAGCTCCAGGAGCTATTTTTATATTCTTTAGGCTATCCTCGGAAGCATCAGTGAATACATCTTGTCCAAACATTTGAAAGCGTAAGGCGTCTATATCGTCAGAAGTTAATCTATTATAGGCATCTTGATTATGCCATAGTCTTTTTACATCACTTACGCCTTCAGTTTCTCCTGTAAGCCCACCGTTGGTTATTATGATTACTGGAATAAAATCTAGACCTGTATCGTAATCTTGATATTCTACTGATACTACATTACCCCTACCATCATGAGTAGTTTCGTTCAGTATGCACCTGCCATTGACAAGTTCCCATACTTGTTTTTTTATTCTTTGATTAACTGGTTCTTCTTCATCATTTAAAGCATATAAAAAGACCACCTTTTCCAGTTGGTCTACATCATCTAAGTTATATTGAGGGAAGAATTCCATTGCTGGGGAAAATATGATTTTAAGTCCTTTATCCTTATGAGCCCAAAGTTTTATAGCCACTTTCCCACCAATACTGCAATCTTTTCTTGCTTTTAGTAGCTTGCTATGAAATTTGTTTTCTCTTAAAATTCTGTATAATAGGTCCTCTTTCTCCTGAGCCTGGTCTTGGTATTTTGTAGAGTTTTTTTCATCAGCTTTTACTGGTCTTACATCAAAATAAGGCTCTCTACCAAACATAAACCTTGCTCTAGTATCAATGAGTTTCTTTATTAAATTCGTTATCTTCTTTGTAGGTTTATAATCAAGCCCATCTGGTGTTGACCATTCCTGTTCTCCATCATAAATCTTGTACCATTTTATTATTTCATTAACCTTTTGTAATTGGTCTCCATATAGCCCTTGTAGTTCTGTCTTTAATAGTTCGTTATAGTTTATCAAACTATTCTCGCCCCCTTTCCGCTGTAATTCTTCCTTTCTGAACGTTCTATGCCAAATATAACGGTATTAACAAAATACCTGTCACTATCCATGCAGTGGTCATTTTGCTTCACTGGCTTATCTTCGCCTCTCTCAGCTGCCTTATCATCCCATACATAAGAGAAAAATTCACGGAACGTATTA